CAAATGAATATACTCACCCACAACACTACCTAAATTACTAGCCGCATGAGTGATGAGAGTTTCACCAACAGAAGAATCATTAGTTGTTGTTCTTGATGCGGCAGAACCATTTGGTGTGAAACTAACAACTTCTTGTCCTAAAGCGTAATACAACCATCTTGCGCTATGCATAGTTGTTTCAAAACTACCACCAATGTTGGTAAATCTTCCCGGCACTTGAACCGCAACATCTCTACCTAACCCAATAATATGATAGCGTTTCAAATCTACTTTTGTTTCAGGTAGAGAAATTGTGTTGATAAGACCCATAAATTGGTCTGTAAGAATAGACTCAGAAGAAGCATTAGCACTAGAATCCCAATCACAGTCTACATCCATACTTGGAGTTTTGAAAGAATTAATGTGTATAGTTCCGTTTGTAGTAGTGCCTGTATCTGCACTTGTTCCGCTACGCATCTTTGGAGTAATAGTCAATTCTGAGTATTGTGTTCCAAACTCATTCTTCACAATGGTGAATCTTCTTCCTGAAGTCGCATAGTTATCTTCTATGTTCCAATTTTGAGAAGTATTCAGATTAGAAAAAGATAATTCACACCCAACTAACATACCTATAGGAAAATTCAACTCTCCGGTAGATATTGGACTAGTAGTGCCTGTGCCGCCTACTAACCTAAGAGTAGTTGTATCTTCACTAGCCGATTCTGCTTGAACCGAAAATGCGAAACTACCATCAAAATAAGCAGGTAGTTTCAGATTAGATTCGTGTCCAAATGAAATTTCTGTTAAATCACCCTTGTAGACTGTAGACGGCATTTTTTTTCACCTCATGGTATTAGTTCCGCGAAGATTATCACTTCAATTTGGAAAGTCATTCTAAACAACTGCTTGCTCCTATCAGATAGGTCTGTTCGCGTCTTGTATACAAGCCTGTCGAAATTCACCCCATCTCCCTTACGCTTCGTGTGTATGAGTCGTCTTAATTCATTTTCCATTACATTTAATCTACTTCTTCCTCTTGTAGTTCTAATATCAACGGTGATATTGATTCTAGTAGTAACGAAATTATACAGAATTTCAGGGATTTCTTCGTTATGTGCTGTTTCAAAGACCACCACATAATCGTGCTTCTTCATATCTATACGCTTACCTCTTTCGGCGTCTGTGGTGGCTATATCGGTTATTACCGGCTTTATTCCTTCCGTGTTACCTCTATTCCAATCTGCTTGAAACAAATCAACAATTACATTTATTCCTTCTTTGAAAATAGCAACCATTACTCATCACCCACCAATAACTCTCTTTTTGGTATCAGATATTTACCTTTAAGTTCTAATTTATGTTCTCTTAATGACGGAGATTCACGCAACATTCTTTCATCTACATTACGATTGATTCTTTCAAGTTCTTGTAAAGTTGCTTCATTTCCATCGGCTTTGGTGTATGTTTCTCCATCTTTTTTTATACCATACACAGAAGCCTCTTGTGAAAGCAACATTTTTCTGTAATCTTCAGGGGTATATTGAACGATATTTTTGAGTGTTGCTTGTATCTCATTGGTTTTGTAAGATTCTTCTAACATTTGAAAATAATCGTTTGTATTTCTCTTACTAAATTCATCATTCAAACGCAACCACCTCTTTGTATCGAGGCAAAATGTTGTCAATATCTTGTTTGTAAAGTTGGATTTTTGATGTTAAATCAACATTTTGAGTTCCTTCGGGAATCAATACACTTCTATCGTCAGATAACAAAATATCAATCGCCACCATTTTGGTGCACACATCTTCTATGGCTTTTTCCAAATATCTTTCACCATAGATATAAGACACCTTTACAGCATTCCACTCAAAGAAAGGATACGAGTTGTTAAAGTAGATAATACCCATTTCAGGGTCTATCCACCAATCTCGCAACCTACCCTTATCTCCACTAGCACTTCCACCCTGTAAATCAATACTCAACAAATGTTGAGTGGCTGTTACACCCGCAGTTGCTAGTGTAGTTAGTGGAGTCCCACTTAAATTAGCACAACCTGTGAATGTAGTAGATGTTTTTCCTGTGTAGAAAAGCACCTCATCTGTTCCAATCATCAAAACCCCGCCTTCTGCAAAACCATCTGTTGTATCAACAGTTACAGTTGTGGAACTTACACTCACACTAAGTGCTGTTTTTGTTTGTGATTGAGAGAGTTCTATTGCATCGTTATTCACAGCAACAGAACAGGTTTCTCCTGCTATAGTATCCCTCATACTTGTGAGTTTGATTTTTCCTGTGCCGTAATCGGAATTTGCTGTAGCCAAGAATTCGTTATGAACTGCTACATTGGATGTGCTTCCCGGTAAAGTAAAACCCGTAGAACCATTGGTAAATTCAATAGCGATTTTTGAAACTCTATCTTCTTTGTTAATTAGGTCAGCGAGAGATTGTGCAGAAGTTACCTTATCAAACTCACCTCTCCATTGATTAGTTCCTGTGCCCACAGTTAGAGCACTATAATACCCATTACCGGGAGAAAGATAGACACTAGACCCTGCTAAATCAGTATAATCAACAATGTTCAAACGAACTTCCGCCGCACCTATTTCACGATAATCAGCACCTTGCCATAGTTCAATGCGTAGCATTTGTTGGATATTCCTAAACAATAGGGGGGTTGTGCCCACATAATCTGTGTAATATCGCCTTCTGTATGGTTTGTATGTGTCGAAATTGATGTATTCTGCTGTAACAAGATTTGGTCGCCAAGAATTATGAGTCATGTTGTCTATCTTATCTTGTCCTCTTTTGATTAGTTGTTCAACCTTATTTCTCGCCATTCCTCTATTACTTCCATTAGTGAAAGATGCTTTATTCTGAACATATGTATTATCAGCAACTTCAAAATTAGCATTTATAATAACATCTACAAAACCTAATCTTACCCCATTAATTGTTGAAGTTATTCCATCAATGGTTCTTTCTTGACCTAAAGGGTCAGCATCAGAATACATTAAAATTATATCTCCATCAGTATAACCTGTATTACGATATTCAGCACCCGTAATGAATACGCCCGTAGTTTCACTATCTGCGGATACAGCAGTAGCCTCTTGAGGCCCAATCTCAAGTAAATCTGCTACTTTCTGAGCGGTTGTATAGACAATTTCTTCGGGGTTAAGTGGCCGCGTTTCAGCCTCGCCGGGACTGAAAATTTGTGGCATATTATTTCACCCTCTTACATCTTAACGATATTCCGGCCTCAAATTTCCATCTTCATCTAAAAGAGTGTTTAATGTCTGCTGTGCTTCGTTGGGTTTGAATTCATCCAATTGTGCTCCCGCCGCAGGATTGTCGATTAAATCCATGAAATCATCCAATGTGGTGGCTTCACCCACCCTTCTTTCTGCTAGAGTCTTAGCAGTTCCGTGTGCCTCTCTTGCATTCATCATCTCTTGCAATCTATCTTCTGTGCTCATTTCATTTTGTGAGGCTTCTTTTTGCTCTTGGAAATGAGAACGGGGTGTAATGGGATTATTCATAGGGTCTTCGATGGATGGTATTGAAAGATACCTGTCCTCCTTTTCTCTTTCATAAATTTCTTTTGGAGAGAGAACTGTGCTTTCTTGAGTATCATCTTGCGTTTTTGGAGATTCGTGACGAAGCACCCTTCGCTGCATTTCTTCCGCATCAACCGGAGTGCCTCTAAATGTTCTTTCTAACTCATTGGGTGTTTCCGGCAAAATTGGGTCTTGAGAAAGCCCCCCTCTTGCATCAAATATGGTTTGAACATTTTCAGGGGTTACTTCCATATTGAAATGATGTAGAAGTTGAATGGCGGCTTGCACTTCTTCCATAGTATGTTGTGGAGAAGATTCAGCGGCAGGAGCAGAAGTAGATTGGTAAGGCTTTTCAGGGGTAGATTGGGGCGCAGTTACCTTCTTTTTCCCCTTCGGAAAGTCCTTAGCGGATACGCCATGTAATTGATTTAGACCATATCCACCTAAATTATTCATCATCTCTTCCATGAGTCTTATTCTAATTTCTTCAAGTTTTTCTTTAGGTAGACCCTTTGCCGCTCCACCTAATTGTGCTCTCATGTGTTTATTAGCATAAGAACCTAAAGACCCCGAAAAACCGGATTCACGGTGTTCAACATATTGTTTGGCCTTAAGAAAACTCCAAGCATTATCGAAAGTCATTCTTTCACCCCTAAATTAAAATCCATTGGTTTTTTACAAGCACCGCAATTTTCTTTCCACAAAAAATGTAATATACCACAATGGACACATCTAGTGCCCGATTTGATGTTTAGAACATCAGATGCTTTCTGAGCATTTGCTCTTTGCTTAGTTACTACACCCTTCAAGGGGTTTCTCTCATCAACAACCACATTGGCCTGATAATGTTCTTCAGCCCTAATGTTTTGCTTTTGCGCTCTCTCTATGTCGTCTATATCGAGATTATGTATTTGAAATCCGGTCATACACCTTTCCTCACCATCATGCTGAAGTAGTCACCAAAACAAATATATTACCCAAAACCGTGATAGGTTCAGCACCCTCAAGAGTGCCTGAAGGTATGCTACTCGCTAAAGTGGTATTTAGCGTGGATAAATCAGAAAATTCTCTCGGACTAAAAGGGCCAATGACTGTTACTGCTCTCGCCATACTTGTTCACCGCCTCAATTGCGGTGTCCCATAGCCATGAACCTTCCGCCACCTGTTCCTGCTTCTGTAAAGTAAGCAGTTGTCCCATCATAGGACACTACTACTGCTCTAGCAGATGTGTCATTCTCCATTGCTGTGAATGAAACAATGTCTGCTAGATAGCCTGATAGGTCTACGGAAGTGTCATTATTAGCAAATGTGCCTGTAATTACCATTAAATTTCCAAATACTGTTGGTCTGTTATCAAAACTAATTGCCATAAATCATCACTCTCCTGTTATTTCTACTTCTGTTGTTTCTGTTGTGTTTAGAACTTCTTCCACTATGGGGTTTAGAACTCCGTTTACTAGTGTCAAAAGCCCACTCTTTGTTACATATGCACCTGCTGGTGTTACGCCATTCTCGGCCAACCAAGCAAGAATATCTTTTCTTGTCCAACCCGAATCAGGAATTCCGTCATTACCCGCATCTGTGGTATTTCCGGCATCTCCAAGTATGGAAAATTTAGGTGCGCCTATTGTTCTACGCCATTGATTAATCCAATCTTGAGATACAGCCCTCACTTCGCCTCTTGTAAAATCGGCGGCTGTAGGGTCAGCGCATCTTCCGTAGAATGACGGCCCATTGAAGCGTATCTGAGGCAAATTTCTTCACCTTCAGTTATACATTACCAATACATTGTGCTTCTGTGCTGTTGCACCTGTGACCGTTATTACAAGACCGCTCGTAGCCACCTTGTTAGCGGCGGCTGTTCCGTCTTGCTGAGAGGACATTACCATTAGAACCGATGAGATTCCACCGGCTAGTGTTACTGCGGCTGTGCCGCTTGCTGTAGTTACCTCTAGTAGAGCCATCTTTGGAGCAGGGTCATATCCCGAAGCACCATCTGTGTTAGATGCTTGGAAAGTTCCCGGCCCTCCGCCCGGATACGACACATCTGCTGCACCGTCAAGCCATTCGTCGGTGTCTTGTGAACCCGCTCGGAGTTCCCATGCACCCAATACTGTTGCTGCGGCACTTCCTGCCGCTGTTGCTGTTATTTCTGTAGCCATAATTTTTCACCTCTTACCTTTTTTCTCCAATTACCTCAAACTAAGTCCCTGATACTCCCCTGAGCACCAAAGAAAGTAGTCCATATCTCGCCCATAGTGCGGTATAGCCCCTCTTGGCCTAGTCTGTTAATTGCGAATGGGTCGCCTGTTTCAATTCCCGACTCAAAGTATTGCGTTGGTATTGCTGTGCTGAAGTATAGATAATCAGTATCTAAGAAGTAGAGTCTGCTGATTCCACCATCATCAGGCATATCCTTTGTTGGAATAATCGGGACACCGTTGTAAGTTGCCACGATGAATCCGGCCTCGATACCGGGCACACCCTTTACACCGTTGTAGGTTGGAGCAACTCTCTTTTCTTCCATGAATCGCTGTTGTGACTGTAGTAGTTGCTGTAGCCTCATTAGCGTATCATATCCTGTTAGAATGACCTTCGGGTTTCCACCGCGCTCCCAAATGCGCTGGAACAGCGTATCTAGATGGTCTAGACTGAAGGTTCGGCGGTTTCCATCTGCTGAATCCACTCCACAGTCCATCTCGGCGTGACTCCATGAGTTTGCTGACCTGTCAATCGAGTAAATGTCTAGGTCTGAAGCGGTGTCCACATGAGTTGTTCCGCCCGATGTTCTTAGTCCGGTAAGACCGGAAGTTGTTCCGTCTGCGACAGTAACTCGGTCTAGCGACTCAAAGTTGTTACCTGCACCCGAATCTACATCGGTTAGAAGCATCTTATTCACCATCTCGGCGTGATGCTTACCCATTTCTTCCTTGAGAACAGCGCGAATATCACCAAGTCCGTCATCACGGTCTGCTAGGAAAATCGCGGTTTCCGACATATCGAATGTGTGCGCGATTGTCTTCGGCTTTGCACCAATGTGCTGGAAGGTAGGCTTCACAGTTTCGGGTAGGGTTGCATTCTCAGCAACTCCACCATGTAGTGCGCCCGAATTAGGCTTGGCAGTAATTACACGCCATCCTGACCTGTCCCACGGCTTCTTCGGTAGTATGCTGAAAGCGTTGAATTCTTGGTTCAGTTGCGACCATACCTTGCGCCCGTAGATTGCTTGGTATGTTCCTGCTGATGTAGATAGCATTGGTGCATCGGCCTTCAGTAGTTCACTTCCGGTGTATGAGTAACCCATTGCGTTACCTGCACCGTAGTAGTATCTTTCCATGTCTGTTATTGTCCTTACATAATCTCTTGCCATATTATTCACTCTCCTTTGAATGCTCTATCTGCTAGAACATGAACCTCATCCCAAGACATTTTTCCCATGTCGTGAGTTGATGGAATTTCAAATGTTGCACTCTCACTCTTTGCGATAGTAATGCCTTCCTCAGTAGTT